CTTCCAGCCACGCGCGGCCCAACCGCCACCTTCGAGCGCGCCGTACGGCAGGCGGCCGGGGCCGATCTCCGGGTGCTCGTTGACGACGTGGACCTGCGCGTCGGCGGCAGGCTCGTCGGCCTCGGTCCAGCCGTAGACGCGGGTGGCCAGGTCACGCTGGTCGGCGCCCTCGACCTGGGCGTAGACGCCCTCGGCGTCGTGCAGCCAGTAGGTGTTCTTGCTCATCGGCGCTCCTCAGGCCTTGATCGCGACGTAGGTGACGGTGGTGGTGCCGGAGTACGCGACCGTCGCGACGCTGGTGGCCGGATTGACGTGGCCGGGCAGGATGCGGAACCAGCCGTTCGTGCCGTTCGCCACCGCCTGCGCCGTAGTCGTCCCGGCGTTGCCGACCACAGTCGTGTTCGGGTCGGAGATCGTGACGTTGATCGAGCCGCCGCCGCCGTTGATGACGTTCAGCAGGACACCGCTGGTGCCGATGTCGGCGGCGGCGATGGTGTCCGAGGAGCTGACGGCCGCCGGGGTGATCGTCACCTTGGACTGGCCGGGCACCGAGGACACGGTGATGAGCGCCATGCGGCGCACCCCCTTGGGCAGAAATCGGACAGGGCATCCGCCGAACAGCGGACAGTGATCTAGTGCATGCAGGTCGTACAGTCGGGGCCATGACGGAAATCGATGGGCAACCAGCGGGGGACGCCGAGCACATGCCGGTCCGCGCGTACTCAATCCAGTGGTGGAGCATCCGGACCCTGTGGGCCCTGTTCACGGTCGGATTCATCTCGTGGCGGATGGACGCGGGGAACACCGGCAACACGGGCGACTTCCTCGTAGCCCTCGCGCTCGGCGCGGCCGTCTTCGTGGTCCTGACCCTGGTTGCGCACCGCGACCGCCGTATCTGGGCGCGCGAGCACGCCGACGACTACGCCGGGACCGACCGCCAGGAGTAGGCGTCCACCTGGTCGAAGACCGGAGCGCCCGGCACGTCCTCGTCCCGCTGCGGCGGCTGACCCTCGCGCCACCGAATCGGGAAACACGACCGGGCAGCGACCGTCAACGTCCGATTGAGCACCGCCGCACGCACCCGAGCCGCCTGGATCCGCGCCGACGCCGGCGTCACGCCGCAGCTGTGCACGTACGCCCACGCGTCGATCACGTCGGAGTCGAACGTCAGCGGCACCGCGTCAGCGGCGGCCAGCCCATCCGGCGTCTCGACGTAGAAGTAGACCAGCGAGTAACGGGCCGCCGGGCTATCCGGCACCAGGCCGTCGTACGGGTTCAGCGTCGCGTCCGTCTCCAGCAGCGCGAAGAACGCCTGGAAGTGCTCGTCGCTCACAGCCCGATCGCCTTCACGGCCAGGTCCTCCATCGCCTTCTCGAACCGCGGCATTTCCTCGTCGGCGGCCGGCCGGATGTGCGGGTGCGGCGGGTTCTTCCGCGAGCCGTACTCCAGCAGGTTGCCGAGCGCGCCCTGCGGCTTGCTCTTGTTCGCGCCGACGTCGGCGATCGCCCCGCGGCCGGTGACGTACAGGTCGTAGTCGATCGAGGCGGGGTAGCGGCGGGCGTGGGCCAGGCCGGAGATCCGCTTGGCCGCGCCGGTCTTGATGTTGAGGGCGCCCTTCGCGACCACCTTGGCCGTCTCGGCCGCCGCCACGGCGGACGCCTTGTCGATCGAGGTGGCGATGTAGGACAGGTCGGAGCCGTCGAAACCGATGCGGTCCATCAGGCGGTCACCTCCATGCACTGCACGCGCCGGGCGGTCGCCTCGGTCTTGTGGGCCAGGTCGTGGATCCGGAACACCCGGCCCGGCAGATCCGGGTCGTAGGCCGAGGTGCTGATCGTGATGATGTCGCCGACCTCGAGGCCGGTCACCGTCATCGGCAGCTGGACCTCGATGCGCAGCAGCAGCAGGTTGTCCTCGCCGATGTCCTTCTCGTCGGCGGTCGCCTGGTGCTGCTGCACGCGGCACTTGCCGGTGTAGATCGTGGCCGGGGTGTTCGTGACGTCGCCGTTGGCGTCCGTGACCGGCGCACCCGAGCGGGTGATCGTGCAGGCGTCGGCCATGCCGAGCTCGGCGGCGACACGGCCGCGGGCCAGGGCGGTGGCGCGGGACATCAGCTCAGGCCAGGCCGGTGGAGAGGGCGCCGACGGCCAGGGTGAACGTGTTGCCGTTGGCGATGGACACCGGGGCGCCGTTGAAGTCGCCGAACCAGGACCGGGCCGCGGCCGAGTCCGTCAGGTCGAACGACTGGATCGACCAGGCGCCGCCGGAACCGTTGGTCCAGCTGATCGCCGTGGTCGCCGGGAACGTCACCGCGCTGCCCGCGCTCGAGGCGGTCGACGCGGCCGAGACCGCGGTGCCGCCCGCGGTGTAGCCGGTGCCGGTCAGCTGGGTACCGTTCGCCGACGCCGTGCTCGAGGTCGAGTTGAGCCGGACCTTCATCGCGCCCGCGGCGAACGCGGTGAACGTGCCCGGCGCACCGGACGTGCCGGTCGGCGTGGTCGCGTTGAGGATGTTCGACGCCATCGACTGGGGGATACCGCTCACTGCTGCTCTCCTTCGGTGCGGGCGGCCTCGGCGAGCAGCTCGGCGATCCGGCCGTCAGCCTCAGCGATGGTGACGCCGCCTGAGGCGACGATGTTGCCGTCGGGGTCGGTGACGTACCAGCCGGGCGCTTGCTCGACATCCGGCTGGGCCGAGATCGGCTCGTCGCTCATCTGCTGTCCTCTCAGGGGCGATTCGTGGTTCCGGCGTGCGGTCGCGCCGTGACGCCGGAGCCCGGCCGGGCGGTCGTGCCCGTGTTCGGCCGCGGGGTGATCCGGCCGTTCGCGTTCGCGGTGACCACGCCGACGCCGAGCACGGAAGCCGTGCCGAAGATGGTGGTCGAGGTCGCCGCCGTTACCTGCCCGGCGCCGATGACGGTCGCCCCGGCCTGAATGCGGGCAAGGGCGGTGACCGCACCGGCACCGGTGACGGTCGCGCCCGAGCGGGTCGAAGCGAGAGCCGAGACGGTTCCAGCGCCCGCGACGGTGGAAGTCGAGCGGATGGTCGGGAACGCGGTGACCGTGCAGGCACCGGTGACGCTGGCGGTTCCGAAGACCTGGCCGGCGGCGTTCGCGGCCACCGACCCGGCGCCGGTTGCGCTCGCGGTGGCCGAGATGGTCGCTCCGGCCGTGACCGCACCGGCCCCGGCGACAGAGGAGCCGGACCGTACAGCGGCGGCCGCGGAGACCGCGCCGGCCCCGGTGACGGACGACCCGGCGGCGACGGCCGGCGTTGCGATGACGGACCCCGCACCGGTGACCGAGGCGGTGCCGTTGACTACGCCCGCCGCTCCGGCCGAAACGGTGCCGACCCCGACGACCGTGGCGCCGGCCTGCTGGGTGGCGGCCGCCGTCGTGGTTCCGCTGCCGGCGACGCTGGCGCCCGCGCGCGTGGCGGCTGCGGCAGAGACGGTGCCCAGGCCGGCGGTCGAGGCCGTCGCTTGCTGCCGGACTACGGCCGAGACGGTGCCCGCACCGGTGGTCGATGCGCCCGCCCGAACGGTCGCTGCGGCTGAAACGGAACCGGCGCCCGTGACGCTGGCGGTGCCGTTGATCGTGGTGGTCAGCGCGTACGAGAAGCCGGGCGGGTCGCTCGCGTCGACCGTGGTGCCGGAGATCGCCGTCTGGTTACCGCCGCCGGCCGCGTCGTTGTTGACGCTGGTCGCGGTGCTGGCCTGGTTGAGCGCAACGGCCCACTTCGCGGCCTTCGTAACCACGGCGTCGGCGTACGCGTACGTGCACGCCAGCTCGACGTCGGCGTCGGCGAGGGCCGTATCCCAGAGCGCGACGACCGCGATCGAGCCGCGGAACGTGGTGCCGAGCGAGTTGTTGCTGCCGACCCGGACCGCGGTGATCGGACCCGAGCCGTCGCCGACGGTGGCCGAGCCGTTCGTGTGCGCCCACGCCGCGTTCGTCGTCAGGTTCTTGACGTGCCAGCGGGGCAGCGACGAACCGGACGCCTTCGTGCCGACGTACCAGAGCCAGTCCGTGGCGCTGATCCCGCCGACACCGTTACCGAAGTCGCTCTCCATGAACAGCTTCGCGCCGGTGTTATTGCTGAACAGCGCGGAGAACACCGGCGTCGTACTGGCCACGCCCTGGACCATGTAGGACGTGCTGGTGCTGACGCCGGACGCCTTGGCCAGAATCGCCATGGTGATCGGGCCCTGGTCGGGCGGGGCGGCACCGACGCCGAACGTGAGCATGTCCAGGGTGGTGCCGCCGTTGAACGCGCGGGACATCGGCCGGCCCCCTAGGTGATCAGCGGTGCCCGGCCAGCATCCGTACGGAGCCCCGGCCCTTGCGGCCGTACTGGCGGCGC